CTCCAAAAAGCACCTTTACCTAATGGTGTTAGTGAAATTTATGTGGGTAACACAGGTGTTGCAACTGCAACAAACGTTGCTAATGGATCTTTTATTGGTATAAAAACAGATTCTATTATAAGATATAATAGTCCACAATTTTCTGATGAAGAAATATACAATAGAGTAGTGTCCATCTCTGCTGATGGTAAGACAGCAACATTACAAGCAATTGGATCTGGAACTACTAATGTTTTTAATGGATCATTACCTAAAGTAAGTGATGATAGTTTTTCTGTCAAAGCATTTTTAGGTGTGCCAATAATAAACACTAATGATACTGGATTATTTGCACCTTTACCTGATGTTAATATCGCTTCAGTTGATTTAGATAGATCTAATTTGTTATTAAGCAAACAGATTACAGGAGAGGTAGTATCGGGTAATCAATTAGTTATAAACACAAATCAACTTACAGATGTAACTGACGTAGCGTGGGCAACATTTGATGAAGAAAGATATTCAATTCATTATCCTGAAGCATTTTTTAATAACGCAGGTGATAAATCAGTTGGTAAAATAACTGATGATACATTTGTATTATCGGGAAATGCTATTACAATTTCTGGTTTATTAAATCATGGTTCAGGTATTGTTGTAAATACAACTGCTCAAAAAAACTTTGTTGAAAGTAAAGTAAAAACATATAATAGAAGTGTAAAATTAACAGTAAATAAATCTAAAAATGTTATTTCAGGTGTAACTACAGCGGTTGGAGATGGTACAACAGCACTTGCTGATGGATTATTATATAATAAATTTTTCGGTTTAAGAGTTCAAGATGAAAGAATATCTTTAAATCGACCTGATGTCGCTAAGTTAATTGCAGTGTATGAGTCAGTTGATGGAGACGCACCTACATTAGATAAATTAAAATTTAGTGCATCAATTGCTGTTTCAAGTAATTGTGTAGTAGGAGAAACAATAAGTGGATCTGATTCTGATGCGATAGCAAGGGTAATTTCTACAAATGCTGGTGGCGATGCAAATAGTATAGAAATTGTATACCTTAATGATTCATCCTTCATTACAGGAGAGATTGTCACATTCAGTGAATCGAATATTGAATCACCTGTTGAAATAATTACTTTAGGAATTAGAAAAGATTTAACAACTTCATATACACTTGACAAGGGTCAGAATATTGAATTTTATGACTATTCAAGTATTGTTAGAAATCAAGGTGTTCCAGAACCAACTAGAC